CTTCGGACTCGTGGCTGTCTAAGAACATCCGGCCTTTGGCTCTAGTTGCTATTTTTATTGCTTACTTTTTGTTTGCGCTGATGAGCGCCTTTGGGTACAACGCACAAGCGTCTTACGTTGAACTGCTAGGGCAGTGGGGCATGCTTGTTATGTCTGCTTATTTCGGTGGCCGCACACTGGAAAAGATTATGGAAATGCGGAGTAAGAAATGAATTTATCCCACAACTTCACCCTACAAGAACTGATCAAAAGCCATGAGGCTGTGCGCAAGGGGCTGGACAACTCCCCAACGCAGGAAGTTATCAGCAACCTGCAAGATTTGTCCAACATGGTGCTCCAACCAATACGAGATCACTTTGATAAATCGGTTACTGTGAACAGCGGGTACCGCAGCCCGGAGGTCAATACTGCCGTTGGAGGGAGTAAAACCAGCGACCATTGCAAGGGCCAAGCAGCCGACATTGAGATTGCTGGCGTACCCAATGCAGAGTTGGCCGAGTGGATTCGTGATAATCTGGCCTTTACTCAGGTTATCCTTGAGTTCTATACTCAGGGTATTCCGGACAGCGGTTGGGTGCATGTGTCCTACGACCCTGCAAATTTGAAGAAGCAATCGCTGACCGCTGTTAAACAGGACGGCAAGACGGTTTACCTACAAGGACTGGTTGCGTAAAATTGCATAAAAAGCGAGGTAAACAATGAGGCTACAGAATCTTTCTAAAGCGCTACCGGGTGGCCTCATAGAGCCGGCGCATGCCATAGAGGTGCTTTGTGCCGCGTGTGGCTACGACCTGGACCAGTCTGAACTAGACGCAGACACCTGCTCGGACTGTGGGCAGGCCTTAAACCTTCAGCAGTCAATAGCCATTGAGATCACCACCGTTCCTGCTGCGGCAGGCGCCACCATGTGATTAGGGGCCTACATGCCAAAAAAGACACCTGAAATTAAGCCCGTTAAAAAGGCAGCGGGCGGTGGCTTGTACGCGAACATCGCCGCAAAGAAAAAACGCATTGCAGCAGGCTCGGGCGAGAGCATGCGCAGCGTTGGTGCTAAGGGCGCGCCGAAGAAGAGCGACTTTGCCAACGCCGCCAAAACCGCCAAGACGTTTAAAGAGGGCGGTGAAGCAAAGTCCACGGTCAACGCTGCGGGCAACTACACCAAGCCTGAATTACGTAAGCGGATTTTTAATTCTGTAAAAGCAGAAGCTACCGCAGGCACAGGCGCAGGGCAATGGTCCGCGAGAAAAGCCCAGATGGTGGCACAGCGCTATAAAAAAGCTGGCGGCGGGTATCGTGATTAAAAAGCCGCAGAAATCTCTCAAAGATTGGGGTGACCAGAAGTGGCGCACCAAGTCAGGAAAGCCTTCGTCTAAAACGGGGGAGAGATACTTACCTGAGGCAGCTATTAAGGCTTTGTCCCCTGCTGAGTACGCTGCAACAACGAAAGCCAAGCGGGCAGGAAAAGCCGCCGGAAAACAATTCGTAAAGCAGCCTAAGACAGTGACAAAGAAAACAGCGGGATTTAGATAAATCATGCCACTTTTACGACTTGCTCTTAAGCCAGGAATTGACAAGCAAAATACTGAGTATGGTGCTGAAGGAGGCTGGGTTGACGGAGACAACATTCGTTTTCGTTATGGGCTGCCAGAGAAAATGGGCGGCTGGAAGGCTTTTGAAGACACCTCCATGTATTTTGTAGGAATGGCCACCGCCTTAATTACATGGAACGATTTAGATGGGGCACCGTACATTGCCATGGGCACTAGCCGTAAGGTTTATGCTTTTTATGGCGGAACATGGGCGGACATCACACCTATTCGTGACACCGGAACAGCAACTTTTACCACCATCAATGGCTCAACAACAGTAACTGTTAATGACACGGCACATGGTGCAATTGCAGGAGACTTTGTTACCTTTAACACGGTAACAGGAAATCCTGGCGGGATTTCTAATGCAAGTTTAACTAACGAGTTTGAAATCCAAACTGCACCTAATGCAAACACATACACGATTGTGTCTCCTACGGCTGCAACCTCGACCGTAGGGGCAGCAGGAACAGCTAATGCAGTCTATCAAATCAATGTGGGAACAGCCACAGGCACTGTGGATTTTGGTTGGGGAACAGGCACTTGGGGGTTAAGTACATGGGGCACGCCTCGCCCAGCGACAGGGGGTCTTTCTTTGGCCGGTCGAGTCTGGCAATTTGATACCTACGGCGAAAATTTAATTTTGCAACTTGTAAATGGGTCTGTCTACGAATGGCTGCCAAGTCTAGGCATTGGAACACGGGCCACGGTCATCGCAGGTGCACCTACTAAGAGCGCATTTGCACTTGTGTCTACACCAGACAGGCACTTGGTGTGTTTTGGTACGGAGACCACGCTAAGTAGCCCCACTACCCAAGACCCTATGTTTGTACGATTTTCTGCACAGGAAAGCATTGGGGACTTTGTTGCCACGGCCACCAACACGGCCGGCGGACAACGGCTCACGGACGGCAGCGAAATCATTTCAGCAGTGCGTTCACGTGGTCAAATATTAATTTGGACCGATACGGCCTTGCACGGTCAGCAATATATAGGGCCTCCCTACACTTTTGGTTTTCAACAGCTAGGAAGTAACTGCGGCATCATTAGTCCTCACGCTGCGGCAGATGTAAATGGCGTTGCTTTTTGGATGAGCAAGGACGCGTTTTTCATGTTTGACGGAACCGTTAAAAAACTTGCCTGTACCGTTCAAGACTATGTATTTGAGGACTTAAATTCGGTGCAGGCTTTCCCTGTCAACATAGGAATTAACACTCAATTTAATGAAGTAACATGGTTTTATGCAACTTTAAGCAGTGATTACGTTAACCGCTTTGTGACTTTTAATTACCTTGAAAACGTCTGGTCCGTTGGCTCTATGCCCCGCACCGCATGGCGAGATGCGGGAACCTTTAAAAAACCCGTTGCCACGGAATACGATCCGGATTCGACAGAGGCAACTATTTCCACCATCTATGGTTTAACGGCGGGGCGTTCCGTGTTGTACAACCAAGAAGACGGGGTAGATGCAGATGGGGTCGCTATTGAAGCGTTTATTTATTCGGGATATTTTGACATTGGAGACGGGGACCAAGTTCTTTTTATGAAGCGCTTCATTCCAGATTTTAAGAATCAGGTGGGAGATTTAACTGTACGACTGTTGTTGCGTCTTTATCCTCAGACCTCTGCAACGGCCAGTTCTTTGGACCCATACACAATCACGCCAACTACGGACAAAATAGACACTCGCGCGCGGGGAAGACAAATTCAGCTACGCATTGAGAGTGGTGAGATAGGGGACCGTTGGCGCTTTGGCACGATGCGTGTTGACATTCAACCGGATGGATACAGATGAGCAAAATTACCAACGTCCGCCTGCCCAACGCGTCGCCGTCGGGCTACGATCCGCAGCAGTTCAACCAGCTTGTGCGCTCGCTTGAGCAGATTATTCTTCAGCTCAACACCACCTACACCCCTATCGTCACGGAGAACAAGGACCAGGCACAAACTTGGTTTCTTGGAAAATAATGTCAAACGCATACAAACGCTTTCAAAAAACGCCGTCTGCAACCATACCGTTAATTGTGTTAACGGTTCCTGCTGCCACAGCCGCAATTGTTAAGTCTATTTGGATAGCAAACATAGGTGTAAGTAGCACCGACATAACGGTTACCTTTGCTCCTGACGGGGCCGGAACGCACTACCTCGTGCCACTAGAATCGGTAGCCCCCAACAAATATGTAGACCTCTTGGCCGGTTGGAACGCGGGCCCTTTGGTGCTTGAGGAATTCGATGAGTTGTTTGTCACTTCTTCGCAAGATTATGTTTATGTGACTGTGAGCGCGCTTTTGGTGGACAGAAGCTAGGACTTTAAGGGATAATTGCAGTCATTCTCGCGTCCTTTCCCGGCGCGCGGCCCATGAGGCCTTTGGCAAAAACTGGAAAGGACTATCATGGCAAATGAAGGAATCATGGCCCTGCCCCAAGGCATGGACATGCAAGGCGCACAGCCTCAAACACAGCAGCCCTCCGTCTCAAGCGCTGACTCGTATGACGCTGCGCAAACAGCTTTGGGCATGTCTAGCCCTGGCGATCAAGAGGTTTTAAAAGCCGCCATTCGGGAAAATCTGGCGGACGAGCAGCTGTCCCCCCAGGAGTTGCGGACCTTCATTCTTACCTTTGAAGAGCTGTCACAAAACCCCGGCGGATATAAGCAAGCGCGCCAGCAGTTGATTGACAATGACTTTGTTGATCCCGAGGATTTGCCAGAAGAGTACGACGCAGAGTTCCTTGGCGCGGTGCTGGCGGTCCTCAATGAAATGCAGCTGATGCAGGGGCAGGGGGCCATGGAGCCCATGCAGATGTCCCCGACCGTAGAGGGCCTGGCCCCTATGGGCATGGCTCAAGGCGGTCTAGCTGATGTGGCCTCCTACTTGGCTGCGCAGGGCCGCAATGGCGACAGCATACTTGCGCACATTACCCCGCAAGAGGCTTCACTGCTCAAGCGCCGTGGCGGTTCGGGCACGATTAATCCTGTTACCGGCTTGCCTGAGTTTTTCTTAAAGAAACTTTTTAAGAGCGTCAGTAATGTTGTCAAAACGGTACTCAAGAGCCCTGTCGGCAAGATTTTGGCTACCGTTGCGTTGGCCACGGTCCTCGGGCCTGCCGCCTTGGGTCTTTCGATGGGAACGGCGGCAGGTCTTGCCAGCGCAGGGGTTACGTTGGCCAGCGGTGGCTCACTTAAACAGGCTCTGGTTTCTGGCGCCATGGGTTATTTTGGCGGTGGCGGCACGATCATGGGCGTAAACCCTGTGTCTTCCTTTGGCAGCGTCTTGCCAGGGGCAGCCGGCAGTGCGCTAAATACGGGCCTGTCTACCGGTTTGATCGGTGCGGGCATTGGAAAACTAAGCGGCATGAGCACCGCAGATGCCTTGAAAATGGGTCTAGTTTCTGGTGGATCAGCGGCGGGTATGGCCGCACTAAATGCCCCTGCAACATCTGGTTCCGAAGCAGCTCCTACAACCACCGGCTCCGAGGGAGCTCCAAGCACGTCTGTCGGTGATGGCGCTATTGGTTCCATCAAGTCCCCAGGATCGATTGGTACAACAGGCACCGCACAGGACATGTTAACGGGCTCTGGCCTAAAAGTAGGTGGCAGTACTTCCGGGCTTCAAATGCCCTCCAGTCCATACGGTCCGCAAGACTTTTCGTCGACTGTTGGCGGCACTGGCCCCGCTACAAGCTATGACATTGCTCCTGTGACCACCCCCCAGGCAGGCCTTCGGCTGCCTACATACAGCCCCCTGGACTTTTCCAAGGCTGCTGGCGGCACTGGTCCCGCTACCAACTATGGACTGGCTCCCGCTGCACCGGCTCCTGTGCGGCCTCCGGGCTTTTTTGACAAGATGGCTACTGGCGCCAAGGATTTGTACAACGAGTACTTGTCGCCAAGTCGTCCGGGCCTGCCTGCGGACGCAGGGCTGTTGCGTAAATACGGCCCTCTGGCACTTGCCGGCACCGCCGCGACGGCCGCTTTTGGCGGCATGGAAGGCGATCCTGCTAATCAAAACCCCGCCTTTAACCGCAACTACACGGGCTCAGACTACATGCGGGATAACCCTGACAGGTTTTCAGGGGGCTTGGACACTTACACTCGGCCTACGACACCGGACAGTCCAATTGTGCCGACACCTTCTTATGGCTCTATCCCGCTTGGCCAGCCCGGCAACATAGTTCCAATGGGCGCAACCATGAGCCCCGGCGGCGTAGCACAGCCCTACAACGTAGCCGGCTTGTATGGCGTTCCTTTGATCTACGGCCAAGACGGTCAGTTGCGTCGTATGGCCAAGGGCGGTGACGCCCGGATGACGAACTTTCCTCGTCGCCAAGGTCCAATCAACGGATTTGGTACGGGAACTTCGGATGACATCCCGGCAATGCTGTCAGACGGTGAATTTGTTTTCACCGCCAAGGCCGTGCGCAACGCGGGAGATGGTAGCCGCCGCAAGGGCGCAGCTCGCATGTATAAACTAATGAAGAAGCTCGAAGGCGGAGCCGTTAAGGGGAACTAAATGGCAGAAGAAACAGTCACCCAACAGATAGTCCGGGAAGCCCCGGAGATTGAAGCGTACAAGCTAAAGCTACTTCAAGAAGCTCAAAAGCTAGCCTTTAACCAGAGCGGCGGACAGACGCTTGCCCAGCAACTCCCTGGCTACCAAGTAGCAGGGTTTTCCCCTGCACAACAGGCTGCCCTGCGAGCTGCTGAAACGCAAGGGGTGGGGGCGTTTACGCCCTACATGACCGCTGCTAACCAAGCACTTAGCGGCGCGTACAACACCACGGCCGAAGCGGCGGACATGCTGCGTGGAGCGGACACTCGCAATCAGTTCACCGATGCACAGCGAGCCATGCAACAGGCCGGCGGGGCAACGGGCAACATTACCTCTGGCATTGGCCAGATCAACCAAGGCCTGGGCTATCTTGACCAAGCCGCGCAGCGCGCTGCTGCATCTGACACCACCGGTCAGTTTGGCGCGGCGCGTCAAGACATAGGCGCGGGCCTCGGAGCGCTGGCCACGGGCCAAAACATGGCAGCGCTGTCCAGCCAAGCGGACCTTAAGCCTGCAACAGCTGCCATTGCACAGGGCATTGGCGGCTTGACTCAAGCACAGCAGATGGCCCTTGGCTCTGGCGGTGCAGACTTCAGCGGTTCTCAGGCTTTGATGCAGCAAGCTGCTGGTCAGCTTCAAGGTGCACAGCCTAACTTCAATGCTGCTGGCCAAATGATTCAACAGGGTGTCGGCCAAGGCCAGCAAGCTGTGGGCATGGCATCGCAAGCTGCCCGTCAACCTGGTTTCTACGCACAAAACGCGGCTCTTGGCCAGGCCATGGGCGCAGCGCAGAAAGCTGGCCCCTCTGATTTCACCTCGTCGTACAGCAACCTTCAAAACGCTGCCGGTGAAGCCAACCAGGCCTCTAATATGGCCGCGCAAGCTGCCCAGCAAGGCGGCTTTGGTCAAGGCGTAAACACTGCATACGAAGCTGCGCAGCAGGCACGTCTTGCAGCTGCACAACCCGGTTTTAACCAAGCACAGGGCACGATCCAGCAAGGTATTGGCCAGCTTGGTGGAGCAACTCAAGGCTACGACCCTAACTCTGCTCAGTCCTTTATGGACCCTTATCGTCAGCAAGTCATTGACGCGACGATGAAACAGATGGATCGCCAGAGCATGATTGCCGGTCAAGGCCTGGCAGCGCAGGCGGTAAAATCTGGCGCGTTTGGCGGCGAGCGCGAAGGCGTTCAGCGCGCTGAGATGCAGCGCAACCTGCTAGACCAGAAGTCTTCTACGATTGCCAACCTCTTGTCTCAAGGCTACAGCCAGTCGCAGGCACAAGCCATGCAAGCGTTTGAGCAGCAGCAGGGCCGTCAGATGCAAGCGGGCCAAGGCATTGGCCAGCTCGGAGGCCAACAAGCCTCTGTTGCTGCCCAGCAAGCAGGACTTGGACAAAATGCTGCCCAGCAACTTGCACAGGCCGCGCAGTTGCAAACCCAAACAGCGGGCCAGCAAGGCCAGTTGGGCTTGCAAGCAGCACAGCAGAAATTTCAAGAAGCAGGGTTTGACTCGCAGACTGCCATGCAAATGGCGCAGTTGCAACAGGCACAAACAAGCCAGGCGGGCCAGCAATCCCAGTTATTCCAAGGCATCGGCAGCGCATTTGGTCAGTCAGCCCAGGCACAAGGTCAGTTAGGCCAGCAAGCAGCACAGTTGGCCGCGCAACAAGGTCAGTTGGGATTGCAAGCAGGCTCACAACTTGGATCGCTAGAAGCACAGCGTGCGCAGCTTGGACAGGCAGGTGCTGGCCAACTTGCCAACATTGGTCAACAGGTGGGCGCGCAAGCGGCCCAACAAGCTCAGTTGGGTCAGGCAGCAGCCGGTCTTTATGGCAACTTGGCACAGCAGCAAGCCGCAGCAGGACAAGGTCTTGGTCAACTTGGTGTGCAACAAGCACAACTTGGCCAAGGTGCAGCCGGTCAGTACTTGCAAGCAGCGCAGCAGTACGGCAACTTGGCGTCTCAAGGGGGCGCGTTGGCGGGTCAAGAGGCTTCAGTCAACCAGAACATCTCCAACTTGATGATGCAACAGGGCCAGGCGCGCAACCAAGCCGCTCAAACGGCAGCAGGCATCTACGGCCAGCAAGCGCAGCAGTTCCAAGGTCTTGGCCAAGGCATTGGCCAGCTGGCGGGGCAGCAGTTTGGCATTGGCCAGCAGCAGGCGCAGGGCCTCGGTGCGTTGGGCGGTCAACTTGGCCAACTGGGCGTGCAACAAGGCGCGTTGGGCCAGACAGCTCAGGCTTTGCAGCAGGGCGACATGAACTTCTTGTACAACACCGGTCAGGCGCAGCAGGCGTTCAACCAGCAAACACTCGATGCGCAACGGGCTACAGAGTTGCAAAAAGTTTATGCGCCGTATCAGCAAGCCGGTTTTCTGTCAGACATTTACAAAGGCGCGCCGTCTACGCAGATGTCTACGGCGGTGGCAAGTCAGCCAACTTCAAGCCCGTTCCAACAAGCGGTCGGTATCGGCCTGGGCGCATTGTCAACAGCCGCTGGCGCGAAAAAAGCTGGTCTTTTTAATTAAGAGGTCGACATGAACAAGAAGATGCTGGAACAAGACGACGACATCGAAAACGTCGGAATCATGCAAGGCTTCATGGACACTATGTCCGATGAAGGCGATGGTGAAGACGAGGGCGATTACAGCCCTGAGGCCATGATGGAGCGTCGCCCTGACACTCCTGAAATCCTGATGAACAACCTGCGTGGCGACATGCGTTCTGTTGACGCGCGCCGTGATGAGTTGGCCGACCTTGTAGGCTACCAAGCCGCTACCGAGACCCCTGAGACCGTGCTGGCCATGCTGCAACCTGTGCTAGCGCAGCAGGGCGGCGGCGGTATTGGCGCGCTTCCCCAATCACAAGACATGGCCCAAGGGCCACAGCCCCCGATGATGGGTGGCGCTCCTGGTATGCCTCCTCCCGGCATGCCCCCAATGCCTCCTGACGCTGGTATGGCACCTCCTCCTCCCGACCAGGGCGGCATTGCCGCGCTGATGGCGGGCATGGGTGCTGCCGGCAGCGCACCACCTGCCGAGCAGGGCATGGCACCACCTCAGGGCCAACCGATGGCCATGTATAGGGGCGGCGACGTCCAAAAAAAAGTGGGGTCTGATCAAGAAGGCGTGACCCCTGTTGAACCAAACCCTTCTGAAGACGTTCTTTACCCCGCTGACATGGTGGCTGCGGCAAGAAAAGCCTCGAGTGATTTATTCGCTCAAGCCCCGGTAACGGCGCCTACGCTTGAAGGCGCCATGAAGTCGCGCCTGCCTGAATACACCCGCTTGCTAGGCCCGGACCGTGGGGCCTCGGAGGCTCAAATGTTGTTTGAGCTTGGACAGCGGGCCTTTAATTTTGCTTCAAACACTGACGACTCCGGCCGGCCCCTTCGCGGCGGGTTTGCATCCCGTTTGGCCGGCGCCGTTAAAACCTTGCCTGCTGCCATGGGCAAACGCATTGACGAGATTTCCAAAATCGATCGTCAGCTCAAGGTCCTGGCATTGCAGCAGGGCGAGAAGGATATTGACCAGATTACCGCACAAAATGAAGGGTTGGCAAAACGTAGGTCGGCACTGCTTGGCCAAGTGCTCACCGCTCAGTCCAGGATTGATGCCAAAAAAGCCGGCGCTAAAGAAGGCGGCCCTCTTGGCAAAGGTAGCAAGGGTGATATTCTGAACAACATTATTCAAAATGCCCCGTTGTTTAAAGCCGGCTCGTTGACGCCTAGCGAAGAAAACACCTTTTTGATGGCTGTTACTGATTACACACAGCCTTCGACGGTTGAGTTCACAGACCCTATAACAGGACTCAAAAGTCTGCGCACACAACGTAACGAGCTGCCAAGATTTGTAACGGACGCTTTAGGTGGCAAGTTACCAGGAGGCTCTGGCTCTTCTGGAGGGCCCGTTGCTACCAAACCGGTAGCAGATGGCGCTTTAAAACCAGCTGTTATAGGATTGACAGAAACTGCTGTCTCTCCAGAGATTTTTAAGGTTGCCAACACTGCTCCTAAGTCGAGCTTTTTTGACCTGGCCGCTACGGGCACTGGATTTGTACCGGTGCTGGTGGCAGGTGTTGCGCGCAACGTGCCATTGGACGCTGCGGGAACTATCGCGCCCGAGTTCCAACAAAGCACGACAATGCTCAGTAGCATGACCAACCGTGTTGTCAATGTGTTGCAGGAAAATCCTCGATTTCCGGAGGGTGAGCGTAAGCAAATCTTGAGCGAGCTTGCGCTGGCACCAAGGCTCTTTGCCAACAAAAACGGGTACATCAATCAGGTCATTGCACTGGACAACATGTTTGAAACCATGGAGCAAAAAACAAGAAGTGTTTTTGCGGAAGAAAAAACTGGTATTGCAGCCCGTAACGACGCTGCTAGAAAACTTGAAGACCTTAACTCAATTCGAGGCCTGCTAGGCATTCAGTCGCGCACAATTACTGATCCGGAGGTGTGGAAGACCCTGCCTCCAGGGGACTACGTTGTAATCAACCCCCAAACCGGGTTTAAGCAGTTACGGACAAAATATGGCCCTACGAGGTAATTAAATGGCAACCGCTCCAAAAGCTCTGACCGTTGATGATCTGTTCCCTTCCGGAACCGCACCGGAAGCCGCTCCTACGGCCGCAGAAATTGAAGCTGCGAGCAAGCCTGCTTTTTATCCAAGCGTAGGTCGCGGGGACGGGCTTTCTGGAGCTCCTGCCAAGGCCGCCACAGTAGAGGATTTATTCCCATCTGGGGCGCCCCCTGTAGGGGCAGGTGAAATTGCCAAGGCAGTTGGAACGGGCACCGTAAAGGGCGCGGTCCGTGATGCTCCCGTCGTGGCCGGCGCCATGACAGGTTTTAGGGTTGGCATGCCCCTGGCCGCAGCGGCGGCCCCGTTTATAGGGCCGTTTGCGGGGGCTATTCCACTTTTCACCACAGCTCTTGGTGGTTATTTTGGCTATGAGGCGGGTCAAGCAGCCTCAAGTTTTGTACCTCAAGAAACCGACCCACGGCTTAAACCCTATTTTGAGGGGGGCACAACTTTTGGATCGGCGATTGGTTCGGCACCTGCTTCGTTCTTTTTGCCAGTGGCGGGTCCTACCGCTAACCGCGTAGTAACCTTTCTTTCCGGCCTGGGAACAAGCGCGCGCAGCAGCCCCAAGGTGTTTATGGCCACCGAAGCCGCTACAGCAGGGACCATGGGGGTTGCTGGAGGTACGGCAGAGGCCTATCGTCCAGGGCAAGAAGGCGTGCGCTTTGGCGCCGAACTTGCCGGCGGAGTGTTGCCCCTAAACAAGGTGCTGCTTTTCGGAGTTAATACAGCTAAAACAGGCCTGAGCGCCATTAAGTCAGGCATTGCCGGCCGCAGCAACGCCCAGGAGAAAAAGGCAGCCAACCTTCTGTTTGATGTTCTTACCAAACACGGCGAGGACCCTGAAGCACTGATCAAGGCCCTACGCCAACAGTTGCCTGGGGCAGTCCCGACGCCCACTTCTGGCCAGAAGACCGGAAGCCCGGCTTTAATGCAGTTGGAAAGATCGCTCATTACTCATCGTAAAGAGTTTGGTGGGGAAACCCAAACGCAGGGCGAAACGGCCATGCGGGCATATCAAGAAATTATTGAAGCACTGGGAAAAACAGGTCCTGAAGGCTTAATTATTGCTAGCAAGCTGCGTTACGATAATTTTTCCAAGGGTATTGAAACGCGCTTGTCATTAGCCGATGCCAACGCCGCTCGTAAAATTGCCAAGATCACAAAAGATACCCCCGAGGCGCGCAAGGAAATCGGGAGGATTGTTAAAGACGAGGTTGAACAGGCCTTGAGCGAAACGCGGAAGGTCGAGTCCCAGCTTTGGAATGCAACGCTAGATAAAACTGGGAAAATTAACCCACTGGGCATGACCAGGCCTTTTAAAGAAACCGTTCAAAGGGAGATTGGAACTGGCGTATTTAATCCAATTACTAAGAGGGAAAGTAGTAAAAAAGTTAACGAAATTGTGATTAGTGCTCCGGTAATAACGCCCTCTAACACAGCTAACTCTTTTCTCGCAAGGGCCTCCGAAATGGGGCCGGTGTTGTTTAACAACATTCCGCCACAAGTTCGTGAGATTATGAAAACTTTTGGCGTGGATGAAGCCGCAGTGGCCAAGTTCCGCAACGGCAGGTTGACCGACGACTTTCTAAGCACGGGCAAAGTTCCGTCGAGCTACACCCCAAACATCATAGATCAGCCTGTTCAGGATTTGGTGAGCTATCGGTCCGAGTTGCTCAAGATGGCACGGGACGCAGCAGCTACCCCTGGTCAACGCAGCAACGCAGACTTTTACAGCAGCTTGGCCGACGGCATGATGCGCGACTTGGACACGCTTCAAGACCCGATGTACGACCAGGCCCGTGCGTTCTCCAGGGCGTTAAACGACACTTTTACGCGGACCTATGCCAACACGCTTGGTGCAGTGACCAAAACCGGTCAAGATCGTATCCCAGCAGAGACCCTTGTGCAAACGGCCTTTAATGGCAATGCGGACCAGACTGCTCTACGCATGAATGAGATCGTAGACGCTGTTGGCTTTATGCGCACGCAGTATCGGGACGCCGTAACAAAGTTTGGATTTGACAGCCCTCAGGCTTTGCAATTGAAACCTTTCGCGGTTGCTGCGACGGGCAATGTTGCCTCTGTGCGCGATGCACAAACTCGAGTTTTGCGCTTGGCTGCTGCGAACTCTGTAGAGGTCGTTCCAGGAAAAGAATCTGGAGAGCTTGTACAAAAACTGAACTTTGGCAAGCTCGCCAAGTTTACTAAGCAAAATGCACCTCTGTTGGAGAAGATGGGCATTATGGGAGACCTGCGGGACGCGGCCCACGCCTCTAACTTGCTCACCCAAGTGACCAAGGAAAACAGCGCGCTTGTAAAATCCGCTAATGACCAGATGGCGTTTGCAAAACTGCTGACTGCCGAAAACCCTGTCAAAGTAATAGCAGAAAGCCTGGGAGGCCGGTTCCCTGTCCGGGATGTGCGCGCGCTTGCGGATTTGGCTAAGAAAGGCGGCCCCGATGCTGTGGAAGGACTTAAGTCATCTTTGTACGATTACGCCTACACAAAAGCTGGAGGAAATAACCCCCAAGGAGGGTTTAGCGTTGACGCATACGCGGCAGCGCTGTTTGATCCGATCTCACGAAACCAGCCGTCCATTGCCAACATCATGCGTGCTAACGGCATGCTGTCACTGCAAGAACTCTCAAACTTCAAAAAGTTGCTTGTTCCTATGGCACGAATTGAAACGGCACTTAAAAACAATATCCCGGTTAATGATGTAATTCAAGGTGCGGATGCCGTCACTGAGCTGGGCTTGCGAATAATTGGCTCAAAAATAGGCACATCTGTGACAAGTGGGCCTGCGTCCTTGATCGCTGCCTCTGCGGGCTCCAAAGCAATACGCCAGATTTTTGACGCACTGCCCAATGCCACCATTCGACTCGTCTTAGAAAACGCGGTCAAAGACCCGGAGGCCATGGCACTGCTCTTGGCAAAGGGCCGCACGGAAAAGGAAAAGAGGGACATTGCAAACGGCCTTCTTAACATGCTGGGCACCTTTGGGGTCTCGGTTGGAAAGAATGCCGTTACGCCTGCCCTGAACTACATTGCCCCTGACGAGGCGCCTGCTCCAGTCCCTCTGTCCCCGCGACCAGGCCAGGCTGCTCTTCAACTGCGCCAGATGCCCGCTGCCCCAAGCACACGTGGTGTTGCAGGCTTTGGAAAACCAGGCGCACCGTCAAGCGCCCCAAGTAGCCCGCAGTCCAGCGGCCCGCCGACCAACGCCAACGCACGCAGCATGTACGCTTCGCTGTTCCCGTTTGACACAGTCAGCCCTATGGCTGCTGCCCAACCGGCGCCGGTGTAACAGTAAGGCGTGACGTCTCGTAGGCCTGGACCCGCTCCATCCATTGGGCCTTAAAGGTCTGCCACTCTCGGCCCGTGATGGTGAACTCCTGGGTCGTTCCATCCTGCACTGAAACCAGCACGGCAGCAAAATCAATGTCGGTCCCGTGCATTGCATCGTGGGCCATGGCATACGCTGCAAGCTGGTGGAAGTAATCGGTGATGTACTCGTAGCGCTTGGACTTGACCGACTGTTTGAAGTCAATAATGGCCAGCTTGCCACGGTACGTGGCCACCAAATCAGTGGTCCCCGCATACCGCCCAGGCATGTACAGATTTACCTCCGAGCCGTGAATCTCGGAGATCGAGCCGAAGTACTTGTTGGCCAAGGTGAACGCCATCTGGTGGCCCTTCATGGCCTGCCAATCACGGCCCACGGCCATGGGCTTGCCCTCCAGGATGCATTCCAGGGTGTAGTGCATGGTGGTGCCGATGTAGGCGGCCTGCTCTTTTTGCCTGTCAGCCTCCGCCTGGCCAATGCGCTCGGCCCACGCTATGAGCGCGGTTTTGTCCTTGGTGCTATCCAGGATTGTTGTGACTGAGGGGACGTGTTCATTATTTGGCAAAACGTATACACGCCCCGTAGACGCGTCTATTCTTTTGAGTTTTTTGTACACGAACTCCGTCGACCGGGGGATTAAATGGGACATGTAGTGGCCTTGAAACGAGTAGCGTGACTGGGTTTTTGAAAGACAGCCTGGGCAGGGGGGATACCTCGGTTAAGCCGGTACAGGATGGTCTTGGGTCCTACTCCACTGATCTCGGACCACTGCGTCACTGTCTTGCGAAGGCCGTCTACTTCTACCCACCGGTTAGTGACACGATTGTTGCCCTGCTCTTTGGCACTTGCCCAACGGCAGTTGTCAGGAGCGTAGCCCTTTAGACCGTCAATCCTATCGATGCTTGCTTTTTCAAAAGTAGGCGGCCCCATGTCTAACAAGAAGCACTCAAATCCCGTGATGCCGCCCTCTCCGCGCAGCCATCTCTCGCACACCGTGACCCCTCTTCCCCCGTACCGGACATAATCCGGATCAGAGGGCCGAACGCATCGGGCCTTCATGTTCATGAACCGGATGTAGAGGCTCGACCACTTCCCGCCCCTAGACCGGGTATGCCCGTGTTTGACTGCCATGCTTGACTCCAACGACATGTAAGAAGACAATCCTAGCACATGTCACTTAATCCAGTCACGTGCGTTCTCCCCAAGAATCAAGTTGGCGATGTCCATCTTTTTTTGCAGTGCCTCCACGATTTTTTCGTCTACTGTGTTGGGAGAGGCCAAGTCGATGTAGGTCATCTTGTTTTTCTGCCCATATCGGTCAATTCGGGCTTCAGATTGCAGACGAATTTCAAGGTCGTAGGTGTTGGAGTAATAGATCATGGTGTGCGCCTCAGTGAGGGTCAAGCCATAGCCGCCGGTGCGCGGCTGGCCCACAAAAAAACGCAACTCGCTGTTCGGGTCTTGGAAACGATCAACAATCTCAGAACGCTCCTCGGCAACCGTGTCGCCGAAGTAAGTGGCCACACTGTTCATGCCGTATTCCTTGGCCAGGGCCAGTCGAACCGCCTCAATGTCGTGCCTAAAATTTGCCCAAATAATGATTTTCCCGTCAGACTCTTCGATGGCTGCCAGCATCTCGGTGATGCGGTTGCTTTTGAGGGTCACGACCTCCCCGCCGTCCAAGGTTACGTGCCCGCACACAATTTGCTGTAGCCGCATGATCTGGGTGAGCGCATTGACTGTCGTCACCATGCCCTGGTCAAACGTGGCCAAGGCCGCAATGACCATCTGGTCGTAGGCCTTACGCTGTTCCGCTGTAAGCTCGACTTCGCGCTTGAGAAAGATTTTGTCGGGCAGATCAAAGCACTCGTCCTTACGCACGCGGAAGCTAAATCGGTCCAATTTTTCCTTAAGCTCATCGAGCCTACGGTAGCCCACCACCTGCTTAAACGAGTGCAACGGCATGTGCCTCTCCACGGTGATTGAATAACGGGCCTGAAACGCATAGTAGCTGGCGACATTCAGGCAGTTAGGGGACAGGAACTCGCACTGCTGGTACAGGTCCATCGGGCTCTTAGTGACGGGCGACCCGGTCATGATTCGCCGATATTTCGCGCCCAAGCCAACTTTGACAATACTTTTCGACCGCTGTGCTGTGTGCCCCTTGATGGTGGTGCTTTCGTCCACGGCCATCATGGCATCATGTGCCAACAAAAACCGCTTTGCGTAGGTGGCCCCTTTTGGCGTGCTAAACGCCTCGACGTTCATGATCAGGATTTTTAGGTCTTCTGTGACCGTAAAGAGGTCATCGAGCGCCTTTTGTTCCGCCTTGCGGGGAGACGGGTTCCAAATCGCCATGCGGTGCACAACATGGTCGGGTAAATGCTTAGGGATTTCCACCTTAAGCCAATTGCGGTAGACCCCCTTTGGGGCTACGATCAAAAATCCATTGATCTTCCCCTTGTCGTAGAGCAGGGCGGCGTTGTTGATCACCATAAAACTCTTGCCCGTGCCGGTGTCAGCAAACAACGCCGAAACAGGGGAGTCCCAAAAGCGCTCAAGGTAGGCCTGTTGATGGACAAACGGCTTGTTCTTAAATGGGTAGGTCGATAAAAATTGGTTCATGATGTCTAACTTTCTGGCAGGGGGTTGCAAACTCCTGAAAAGGTAGTGTACACTGGGTGTTCGATTTAAAGAAAGGAGAAATTTAGATGCCAACCGTTTACGTTGTCTCAGAGACTACGACACACAACATTGCAAGCGCTCTGGACTATGGCCAGATCGAAACCATTCTGCCCCCCAATGCGCAGATAGCTTTCTCCGTTGTGCCAACAGTCCGCCGCATCCAGCGCAAGCTGGAGAAATTTTCCGATGAGGACTTCTTGCTCCTCATTGGAGACCCCTCTGCCATAGGCATTGCCTGTGCAG